AGTGAATCTTTTTTAAGGAACGCAGGTACAGTATTTTCAAGTATGGAGATGAATGAATGGTTAGCTAAACTTGAAACTACACCTTCTTTAAGAGATGATAAAAAGAAAGTTGAATTATACTTTGATACAAATAACAAGCTTAAAGCTAAAATAAACCCAGATCTGCAGGATATCATAAATTATCCTTTGCAGAAGTCAGATAACAAAGAGGGTTGTGTTGTATTGTATGAGGATCCTGTAGATAACCCACCATTTGGGTTGTATATTGCAGGGTGTGACCCATATGATCAAGATAAAGCACAACACAGTGAATCATTAGGTTCATTCTTTGTGTATAAAAGGTTTATGACTAATGCTCATACCTACGATCATATTGTAGCTGAGTATACAGGTAGACCTGAAAGAGCTGATGATTTTTATGAAACATGCAGACGTTTTTGCATATATTACAATGCTAAGTGTTTGTATGAAAACCAGCTTAAAGGTTTAAAAGGTTATTTTGAAATGAAGAACAGCCTGCATTATTTGTGTGAACAACCACAGATAATTAAGGATATTGTTACTAATTCAAAAGTGAGCAGGGGATATGGTATTCATATGGCTATACAAATTAAAGATCAATGTGAATTGTATTTAAAACAATGGTTATATGAAGAACGTGAGGATATAGATGGAAAAAAAATATTAAATTTACATACTATAAAATCTATACCACTGCTTAAAGAATTAATTACATATGACAGACAAGCTAACACCGATAGAGTTATAGCTTTTATGTTATGTATATTACAATCCAAAGAATTACATAAAATTCATTTGGAAGAAACACAACCTAAAACTATTTTAGAAATGGACCCTTTCTTTTCAAAGCGTTTGTTTCAAAAAAATACATACAATAAAATTAAATACTAACTTAATAATAAAGAAAAGTGGCTTTACCTATACAAAAGTTACCTTTTAAGAAAAAGGATGATGATTGGAAAAAAGATACTATGGACTACTTTGAACGTATGTCATACAGTTCTGTAGCATCTAACCGTACAACCAATTATAATAAAAAAATTAACTATGACCTGTTTAATGGTCGTTTTAACAAAGCTGACTTAGAATATGTTTGTAATCCTTTAGGGCTTACAGAAAATGAATTCCCAGCTACACTGCAGCATTATGATATTGCATCTCCTTCTCTTAACCTTCTTATAGGTGAAGAAACTAAAAGGGGTGATAATTTTATAGTAGTTTCAGAAAGTTTAAGCGATATTAATCGTAAACAAGAACAGTTAAAAAATACTATAGTAGCTGCATTACAGCAGAAACTAATGGGTGAAATTGATCCAAGTACTATTGATCCTAACAATCCTCCACCCACCCCAGAACAAATTGTTAAATACCAAAAGCATAACATTACAGATCTTATAGAGTCACAAGCTAATAAGATACTTAAGTTTTTACGTAAGAATTTAAATACCAAAGAGATATTTAAAAAGGGATGGAAAGATGCTTTAATAGCTGGTGAAGAAATTTACTGGACAGGTATATCTAATGATGATGTTACACTAAGACGTTGTAACCCATTAAACGTTACTGTAATACTTGATGGTGATACAGATTATGTAGATGATGCTTTAGCTGTAGTAGAAGTACGTATGTTAGCTCCTGCTAGTATTATTGATGAGTTTGGTAGTGATTTAACACCTGAACAAGTTGAGAAGATTGAAGCATTATCTAAACGTTTTACATCAGGTTATAACTTAGTTAATAACAGTCCTACATTTACATTAGATAAAACAGCTGGTGTAGTTGATACAGGTTTATCAAACTTCTCAACAATTAACACTACTGCAGGTTCATTTAATTCTGAATTATTACGTGTAGTACGTGTAGAATGGAAATCATTTAAAAAGCTTTACCATTTGACATATTTAGATATGGAAACAGGGTTACCTGTTGAACAAATTGTAGATGAATCTTTTGATATTAAAGTATTTAAAGGTTTTAATGATACTGCTAAGGTTGAAGAGTTTTGGATTAATGAAGCATGGGAGGGTATTAAGATTGGTGATAGTATTTATGTAAATGTGCAACCTAAACCTAATCAACGTAGACGTATGGATAACCCATACTATTGTAAATTAGGTTATACAGGTTTAATTTATAATGCTACTAACAGTGTATCAGTATCTCTGTTAGATCGTATTAAACCATATCAATATTTATACAACATTATATCTTACAGGTTAGAATTAGCATTTGCTAGTGATCAAGGTAGGATATTCCTTATGGACTTAGCTCAAGTACCTAGGTCTGAAGGTATGGATATTGAACGCTGGATGTATTATTTGAAAGCTATGAAGATAGCTTTTATTAACAGCTTTGAAGAAGGTAAAAAAGGTGTAGCTACTGGTAAGTTATCAAACTTTAATCAGTTTCAATCTATTGATTTAAGTTTAGCTAATCAAATTAATCAGTATATACAAACTTTAGATTACATTAAATCTCAAGTAGCATTTATCAGTGGTGTATCACCACAGCGTTTAGGTTCTATTAACACAAGTGAACTTGTAGGTAATGTAGAACGTTCAGTAAATCAATCTGCGTTGATTACAGAGTATTTATTTGACTCTCATGATGAAGTTAAACGTAGGGTATATATGGCACTTGTAGAATGTGCTAAAATGGCTTACAGGGATGGTAAGAAAGTACAGTTTGTACTTGATGATATGGGTATAGAACTTTTAGATGTACCTGAATTACAACTTGAAAACTCAGAATTCGGTGTTTATATTTCAAATGCTACAAAAGATCAAGCAGTTGTTCAAACGCTTAAGCAACTGGCTCAGGCAGCTATTCAGTCTGATAAAGCTGATTTGTCTACTATTATTGACACCATTGTTAATGACAATCCTAGGGACATCATTAGGTTGTTACAGAATAATGAGCAGGCTAAACAACAGCGTGATGCACAATCTGCACAGCAACAACAACAAATGCAACAGCAACAGTTAGAAATGCAAATGCAAATGAAGCAACAAGAAATGAATCTTAAACAATATGAAGTTGATAGTAATAATCAAACTAAGATTCAGGTTGCTGAGATAAACGCTATGCGTAGTATGACAGGTCCTAGTGATGTTAATGAAAACAAAATACCTGATCCTATGGAAGTAGCTAATGCATCATTAAAAGAACGTGAGATAGCATCTAAATCATTTAGTGAGCAAGCTAAACTAATGCAGGATTCAAATAAACACAATAAACAAATGCAACTTAAAGAAAAAGAGATGCAGATGAAAAAAGATATTGAAGATAAAAAACTTGAAGCTATTAAAATACAAAATCAAAATCAAATTGAATTAGCTAATAAAAAAGCACAACTTGATAAAGAAATGGCTAATAAAAAACTTGAACTTGAAAAATTAAAAATAAAAGCATCAAATAATAATAAAACTAAAAAATAAAAATAATGGCTTTAGATATAAACAGTTTTAAAAAACAAAATACAGGTAAAAATCCTATGATATCTGATGAGGTAATCAGCTATCTAAACATGCGTATTGAACAAGAAGAGTTATCTTCAAGGATGTATTTATCCATGAGTATGTGGTTAAATAACAAAGGTTATACTGGCGCAGCATCTTTATGGAAAAAATATTCACAAGAAGAATTAGCACATTCTGATTGGTCACGTGAATATTTATTAGCTATGGGTGTTCAACCTGATACTCCTGCTTTAAAATCACCTTCACAAAATTATCAAGGTTTACCTCAAATTATTAAACTTTCATATGAACATGAAATAACTATTACTAAGCAATGTAAAGAATTAGCTAGTAACGCTATGAAAAAAGGTGATTTTATGTTATTTGAATTAGCTGGTAAATTTTTAAAAGAGCAAATTGAAGAACATGATAAGATGCAAAACTGGATGGATAAGTTAGATGCTTTTGGTACAGATCAAATTGCTCTGCGTCTTTTAGATAATGAAATGGCTGGATAATAATAAATAAAACAATGATTGATATAAACAAACCAATAGGACAACCAAAAGGTAAATCCTCAAGTAAAGCTGAAGAGTTTTTTGGTAAACTTTTCCAATTAAGAGATCAAATTCATCTCACCCATCTCAAAGTATCAGGACCAGGATCATATGCTGCCCATAAGGCTTTAAATGAGTTTTATGATGGGTTATTGGATCATATTGATACTTTAGTTGAAAGTTATCAGGGTAAATATGGTATTATTACTGTAAATATACCTGCTTCATCTGCAGTAGAACCTGAAATGGC